CTGTCAGAGCCGTGCTTCGGCATTGTGCGGCAGCCAGTGCGCTCCTCCACCACACAGAATCCGTCGTAGTAGAGATAGTCACGGCCAGCCAGGGCGGGGTGGTTCTTGAGCTCGTGCATGTAGGCAGAGTTGTTGGCGGCCTGGATGTCGTCGTCCTGTTTGAACTTCTTCATGCTGCGGGGGTGCACCATGTAGAACCAGAATTCCATCCCGCCTTTGGTAACGGCGGGATCGATCAGCAGGTCAGTTTTGACCAGCATATTGAGCTGGCTGAGGAGCTCGGCGTTGGAGCCGTTGGTGATGAGGGCGTCCGCCGCTTCCCACTCGGTCTGGGTTTTGGTTTTCCCGGCGGTTCCGACGGGGGTGAGGACGTCATTTACGGAGTAGTAGTACATATTCGGGTGGAATCTGGCCTTGATTCCGTTGCCCTCATCGAGGGTTCCGGCGGTGAGTTGGGGACTGAGTCCCTCGTACAGGGTTTGGAACATCGCGGCGTTATACCACTTGCTCCAGTACTTAATCAGCTCCGGCATGGCCTGTTCCATGATTTGAAAGCCTTTGAGGCGTTGGGCGCTCATGCGTCCGGTTTTTTTCATGACGGCTTTTCTGACCTGGTTGATGTAGACACGCAGGTAGCGGAGAGTCATCTCCTCGCCTGTGCCTTTCAGCCAGGTGTCGCCGTATACGGGGGCTTCAGAGTAGGGATTGATAAAGGGGAGCAGCATGTTGTCGCGTCCCTCCTGCACGAAGTCCCTGAGGACCTGTACAATGGAGTTGGGCGCGGGGTTGGTCTGTCTGATCCCGTTTACATTGGTTATCTCTTGGAACCCAGCGATTTTGGCCCAAAAAGTTGACCACCAGGCGGCCTTAGCAAGCTTTTTGCTGAGGAGACTGATGTTCAGCTTATGGTCGGATGTTGCTTCCATTGGCATGGGAAACTCCTATTTATTTCTTTTTTTTCAGAGCCTCCAGCAGTACATCGATTTCGTTCTCGTCGAGTGTGTCGAGATAAGCATCTCGGTCTCTCTCGTCCATTTCCCGCAAGGTTTTCACCGTGGGGCTGGTCGGGGCCGGGGTTCCACTCCTGCTACCCGCGGGGATACGCGCAGGGACCTTGGGTTTATTGGCTTTTGCCTCCGGACCCTTCCCTCCCCCAGTCTTGTACTGGCGGAGATTGTCAGGGTACAGCCGGAATGTGGCGGCCTCCAGGTCTTCCTTGGTCACGTCTCCCGTTTCGGACATTCGTTTTGCCAGACTGGTGACCTTTTTGAGATCGTCGCCTGCCAGATTTGCTTTGTTTGCAAACTCTTGGATTATTTCGTTTTCGGTTTTTGCCTTATCGCGCGCGCCTAGCCGGTTCATGGCTTTGCGCACTCCCTTTTCCACGTTCAGCTCCTGAAATTCCAGGTTGATCCGGGTATATTTTTCGGGGTCTTCCAGGGGGAGGTCGGGATCGCTCAGGGCGTTTTTATAGTTGATGATGAATGATTCCAGCACATTGTCGGGCATCTCGGGGATGTCCGCAACGGTCCAGGTGCGGTTAGGGTCGGAGTCGGGGGAGGAGTTGACTTGGGACTGTTTTTTCCGCAGCTCTCCCAGCTCCTGTCCCTGGCGTCCCACCACCTTCTCAAGGTTTTGATAGGCTTTCTTCAGGTCCTCATAGGACCACTCTTTGGCCTTGTCCTTTCCGGGCTCGGATTCTTCTTCATCGGCGAGTTCTTCTTCTTCGTTGTCGGAGTCGTCCTCTTCGCTGGCGTCAGGGGAGCCGTCGTCCTCATCGCCGGAGTCATCATCGTCCGGATCGGGGTTGCCGAAGAGGTAGTCGTCGTTGGGGTCGTCTTCTAGGTCGAGACCGTCGGTTGTGTCGAGTTCGTCGTCGACGCCGCTGTCTTTTTTCTTTCTGGGCATGGGGTTCTCCTTTATTTTCCGCGCTTCCCGGCTTTGCGGCTCGTTTGTGAGCTGTTGCGGACGCGGATATTTGTCAGGGTGGGGGTTTTCTTTCTGGTTTTGCGGGGCGGTTTGTAGGAATAGTCTTTCATTTACTTCCTCCCGGTTGGGGTGCGGGTTGGGGCTGGTTGGCTAGGACGCTCTGTTGGGCGTATTGGTCCACCGCCATCTGTTCCTCCAGGGCCGCTTTTTGTTGCGCCGCTCCGGTAACCATTTCGATATATTCGATCTGTTCCTCCACATCTGGGAGTTCAGAGTCTTTAAGAATCCAGCGCCAGTTCACGAATTCAGGCGGCATGATAGAGGCTAGCGCCATCTTGGTTTGGGCGTTTTCCTGGAGCTTGGTGGGGGAGTGTTCCCCCTCGTCCACGATCACGTCTCCCATGAATCCGGCCAGCCGGTTTTTGATATCTTCGCCGACCTGTTGGTTGAGAACCACGGTGGACGTCTTTTTTTGGTTGTCCAGAACGGACACCACCCGGTTGAGTTCCGGGTATACCTGGGGGCAGGTTTGAACGAAGTATTTCCCAACCATTACGCGAGTCTTTGACAGGGGCTTGAAGTAGGGATTTATGGTGGCCCCAAGCCGCTGGGTTTTCATGTTATAGAGGCGTCCGGATTCGTTGGAGTGTTCGCTTTGGCCGCGCGCGGTTTCGTTGATTGCGGAGATGTCGTTGAGTTTGTCCTTGGAGTCCATGAGGTCGTTCCACACGTCCGGGGGCATAGTGGAGGGGGGAATCCGATGGGGCGGGAACTTGAGGTTGCGGACCATCATTGAGTATCCCGGCAGGTTGCCGCGCTTGTCGTAGTCTTCCCGGGTGTCGCGATCTTCCATGGAAAAAACCATGGGGGAGATCATGGCCCGGTCGATGTAGGCGGTTTTTTGTATCTCCCGCTTGTTGATATTCTTTTGGGGGTCGATCAGGGCCTTTACCAGGCTGGAGTTGTTACACTTTTTCACCCCCAGGTCAAAGCTGGTGTAGGGGATAATGTCGTACATCTCGGTGTCGAGCCAGTTATCCTCATCCACCAGCATGACGTTGAAGTAGGGGCAGACGGTCGTGATATGTACTTTTTTGGTTTTGGTGTCGTTAATAAATTCTAGTCCCAGTTTTGCCATCTCTTCGTGGCTGGGATCACCTTTTTGGGCGGGCGGGAGGAGCAGGTACTCTCCGGAGTTGTGATCCAGGAAAACGCGTTTGGGGACCGTGACGCGGGTTTGCATTTCGATGATCTTGTACAAATTGTGCTGCTTATCCCACCACTGGCTTTGGCGGTCGGAGACTCCGAACCAGCCGGAGACTTTGTCCCCAATCTCTTCGGAGAGTGTCTCCCACCACTTTTTGGCGTAGCCCTTGAGGGTCATCTCTCCGTGTTCGCCGTAGGCGTCGATGATTTCATCCAGGCGGAGCCACGACTCTTGCAGGATGTACTGGCAGTCCCGGAGCTCGTAATCGCAGGAATCCGGATCATAGAACACTGAGAAGGGGTTAAGGGCACGGAAGTTATATTCCATGAACCCAGCCGGGTCTGGTTCCACCGAAATCTTGAGTGATCCCACCAGCGGGGTTATGAGTCCGTCGGTGAACACTCTGGAGAGCTCGTTTTCTCCGCCTTTGGTTTCCCATACCTGTTTGAACAGGCCGGTGAGGATAGACGCTAGTTCGCGTTGCGAGGAGTAAAAGGGGCGGATCACGATGGAGCGGCGGTTGAGTTGTTCGGTCCCGGTGAGGTTATTGACCCTGGGCAGGATCATGTTGTACTGGACCGGGGCCATCCCGTTGCGAATAAATCCCGCTTTTTCCTCGTCCGTCCACTGCTCATTGAGCATAAAGCGAAAGCAGTCCTCGGCCAGAGACCGGGCGGGGTCCCAGGCGGTAAGACACTCTAAATAGAGTGACTTTACGTTCTCGATGGCGGCGTCTAATTTCATGGCAACATCCTTTTGTTTCTGCGGAGGGGTGTCAAGTTATTTTTTTCATTATCCGCACCAAACGTTGCGGGAGGTGATCTCGCGCGGCCGTCCGTCCTCGTTGGAGGAGACCTTCAGCTTTTTTTGCCACTCTTTCATTTCGTGGTATTTGACCCGCAGGTAGGGCTTGTCTATGAACATAAGTCCATAGCGCAGTGCGTCGGCACAGTGGTCGTCTCCGTCGGTGTTGAGGTCTTCGGGGTTTTTGTTTGATTTTACCAGGGAGGGGATCGTTTCAATGGAGTTTTTACAGCGTTCGCAGAATACCAGGTAAGGGCGGCCCTCGTCGGGGACCTTGAGGAATTCCCTCACCACAGCCCAGCCGGGAACGCGGTCGTTGTTTCCGAGGGCGATGTGCTCAATCCCCTGGCTCTCATAGATATCCAGGGTGGAGTGCAAAGTGGTCATGTATTCGTGAGCCCTGATCTTCATGGCCGGGTCTACAATGGTCTGGTAGACGTCTTCTTCTTCCAGTCCCCATCTGGATGTTACCGAGCGGATGCGTTTGGCTTGCTCGGAGGGGGGAAGCCCGGTCTCGTAGATTTCGTCGAAAATCGTGCAGTATCCGTCCGGGTCCACATACATGAACAGGCACACGAACGGCTTGGCCGTACCATAGTCGACCAGCCTGTAGATGCGTCCCACTTCGGTGTTGAGGACAAAGTCCCGGTCCTGGATCACGTGGTGGAACTTACTGAATTCCTCAAAGAACACACCGCCCATGACGTCCCAGTTTCCCAACAGCCACATCTCGCGTTTGGTATTGTCGAGCCCGTTCAGGTAGCGGACATAGCTTGGATCGTTGTCCACCAGCTTGGGATTGTCAAAAACCAGGGAGGGGATGAATTGCCGGGTATTACCCTCCTCATCGGTGTACGGAGCCCCGGGGTAAAGCTCGTGGTACTCCAGGTGGTAGGTCTCATTCATCACCAGGGGGCCGCGCACAGGCGGACAAACATCGATAAAAAACCTGCGGAGCCAGACGTGCCCAACTCCACCCGGGTTCGTTGTATAGCGCTTGTACGGCTTCAGCTCCGGGTTCGTCGAACGGATCGACGCCCCAAGATCGCGTATCCAGCCCATCGGGAACTGGTTCACCTCTTCTATCCCAAGGTAGTGGTAGTTACCCCCGATGTACTTCTTCAGCGTGTCCGGGTTGTCGCAGTACGCCAGGTGGATTTTCGCGCCGGACGGAAAGATAAAACACTGCCGCTTTTCCCGCCACACAGCTCCCAGTTTGGAGTATATCTTCTCCGCCTCCGGTTGAAAGTTGAGGTAGATGTCCGTAAACTCCCGCCTGAAAATGATCGCCCGGTACTCCGGATAGTCAATGCTGTACTTGTCCACCACCGGGATCAGATTAAAAGGATCACTCCCCTCATAATGCCACTTCCGAACCTTCAACGCCGCATCAATGATCAGAGCAGCAGTCTTGCCACCTCCACGCGCCCCTCCAAACAAAACCTCATCCACCTCAGAGGACAGGAATATCTCCTGCTTGGGAAACGGCTTGAACGCAATCTGATAGTTTTCCACCACGTCCAAAACGCTGTCGCTCGCAATCTCATGACCGGTCCTAGGCATCGTCATCTCCGTTTATCTGCCGCAATACCCGCCGCTCCATCTCTATCACCTCCTCCACCGCATCCAGCTCCGTAGGACTAATCTCCTCCCGCGCCTTAGCCGCCTCCAAACGCTCCAGATCATCAGCCACCCGCCCGTGTACCGCATCAGCATTCACCACCCGGCCACCAGCCTCACGCGTTGCCCGCTGCGCACTATCCGGCATCGGCACTATC